GTCATCCAGCAGTTTGAAGTGATGCGGGCGCTGGTAGGCTAAAGGATATATTGAATTGTAGGTCCCTTTTGTGATATACTGAGATAAACGCAGGAGGGACCCGTGAAAAGACTGATTGTTGTTGTATTGATCGTCCTGGGCGCGGCTATGCCCGTCCAGGCGCAGGGGCCGATCTGGCTCCCCCTAGTCGAGAAGAACGCTATGCCAACTTGCGAGAGACCCTGGGCTATTATTATCCCCGAAGACACGGTCACGCTGTCCAGCACGTATGCCAAGTTCGGGCTGTATTCCTATCGAGTACAAACCGACGCCAGCAATGAGGGCGTCAATATCACCACCGCCACGCTGGCCAACGCGGCGCATTATGCCAGCCTGTACGTGCGGGGCGACCTGCCGACCACCTGGCTGTGGAGCATCGGCGGTGAGAACCGCAGCCCGCAACTATTGGAACAGATAGACGACAACTGGGCGCTGTACGGCGCGCAGTTTAGCGCCTCGGCCTGTAGCGCGGCCACCACCTTCTCGGTGCTGCAATCCGGGGCGGGCGCTGGTGACTTCTACCTGGACGGAGTGCAGGTTGAAGAATTGACCTATCCGACCACCTACATCGACGGCGACCAGACCGGCTGCTACTGGAACGGGGCCCTGCACGCCAGCACCAGCACGCGCAGCGCCCAGGCCCGCAACGGGGGGCGGGTGCGCGACCTGTGGCTGGACTACGGGTTCTTCGTCGAGGAAGTCATCGGGGCCGGGGCGGCTAACCAGACCATCAGCAGCCACGATTACGCGCTGCTGCCCGGCGGCCGGCTGAGTGGGTTAAAGATTGAGAGTCGCGCCTTCAGCCTGGTGGGCCAGTTCGTGGCCGATACAGAACACGAGTTGCACGCCAACCGGCAGGCGCTCATCAAGGCGTTGTCCTCAGACACCTACGTAGAACAGCAGGCTGCCCGGCTGCGTTACGGTGGGGCGGTGGTGCATAAAGAGATAGACGCTTATTACCAGGGCGGGCTGGAGGCGCAGCTCAAAACGTCCTACGGTCCCTGGCAGGTGGAGGGCGAGGAAAGCTGGCGGCTGGTCAGCCGCTGGCATGAGCGGGCGTCTCTCCAGTTCTTCACCCCGGACCCGATGTGGTACGAGATCGGGGACAGCGCCCAGTTGCTGGATACCAATGACAGCGCGACCTTCCGCTACGTGGCCGGACGACTCAAGTCTACCGGGCAATGGGATACTATGGGCGCGCCAACCGTCGGGGCTACTCCCGCTGCTGCTATCGCTACTGCCGAAGATGCTACTTATGTATATTTTGGTGGTAACTTTACCAATTTTGATGGAGATGCAAATGCCGACCATATAGCACGCTGGAATAAGCAGACCGAAACCTGGTCAGCATTAGGCAGTGGTATGAATAATGTTGTGTGGGATTTGGTAATTGCGCCCGACGGAACCTTATATGCTGGTGGTGAGTTTACTACAGCAGGAGGCGGGGCGGCTAACTATATTGCCGCCTGGGATGGAGCAGCCTGGTCGGCGCTGGGCGCGGGCATGGATGATACGGTGTATGGCTTGGCTGTTGGTTTAGATGGGACATTATATGCGGGGGGAGACTTTCACACTGCCGGGGGTGGAGCCGCTATGCACATCGCCCAGTGGAGCGGCGCTGCCTGGTCGGCGGTCGGTGCTGGTCTAAATGCCTCGTGTGGCAATTTTGCAGTAGGGCCGGATGGGACGATATATGCTGGCGGTAGCTTTACCGATGTCGATGGAGGAGGTGGGGGCACTTATAATTATGTCATCGCCTGGGACGGGTCCAGTTATTCGGCGTTGGGAACTGGTATGAATGATACTGTCGTCAGTTTGGCTATGGGGGCAAATGGGATACTCTATGCAAGTGGGCATTTTACTACGGCTGGAGGGGAGACAGCCAACCGCATTGCACAGTGGAATGGGACGGCCTGGTCGCCATTGGGATCTGGTATGAATGCCATTGCTTATGGTGAATTATCGATAGGAGTTGATAATACCTTATATGCTGCAGGAGCCTTTACGACAGCAGGGGGGATAGACGTATATTATATTGCTCGTTGGAATGGTGCTACCTGGGCACATGTAGATATTGCACCGCCATTGATAGAGGTTTACGGTATGCTGGCCAGCCAATACGCTGACCCGATTGTCAATGGGAAATATGATGTATATATCGGATTCAACGGGACAGGCACCGGCTACTACGCCGGCCTGGTCAGCCCCGACAATGAAGGCAGCCAGCCGGCCTACCCGATCATCTACGTGGCCCGCAGCGGCGGCACCAGCGCCACACTAAAGACGCTGCGCAACGAGACGACCGGGGCCGAGCTGCTATTTGACTATGACTTGCTGGATGGAGAGGTGTTGACCATCAACCTGACGCCGGACGCCAAGAGTATCACCAGCAACTATTTCGGCTCGCGCCCTGACGCCATCCTGGCCAACTCGGATTTTGGATCCTGGTCGCTGCTGCCGGGCGACAACGACGTGAGCTGTTTTGTGGACGTGAGCGGCACGCCGTCGGTGCTGGCCTACATGGCCTGGCGCGATACGTATAAGAGTTTCGACTGATGGGCATAACCGTAGCAGTGACCCGTGTCGCCTGCGACACCGGGGGAGGCAACCAGACTATCACCGCCGCCGACCTGGGCGGGCTGACACCGAAGGCGGCGTTGTTTATGGTCACTTCTTGCGTGACCGACGGGACGGCAGCCGACCATGCCATCATCGGCATCGGGGCGGCCACCGGCACTGGTAACCGCTGGACCTTTACCAGCGTTCAGGAGCATAATCAGGGCACCACCGATGTGAGCCGGCGCGGAACCACCGACGAGTGCATCCAGATCGTAGACAATAACGGAGCCATCGACGGAGAGGCCGATTTCGTAAGTTTCAATGCGAATAACGTCATTATCAACTGGGGAGACGCCCCCTCGGCGGCCTACCTGATGACCGTGGTCCTATTTGCCGGCACCGACCTGAGCGCCCACGCTGATACTGTCACGCTGGGCAACCAGGACGTAGAGAGCGATGTAACCGACCCCGGCTTCGAGCCGGACGTGGTGTTGATGGGAACACCGGGCTATACGCTGGACGACGCGGAGCATACTGGGGGTTGGATGTCGTTTGGCGTGGCCGTCAACAAGACAGGCGTGCCCCAATATTGCACCGCCTGGTGGTCAGAAAACGCGGTTGCTGCGGCCAGCACGCGGGGTATTATCAGCGACGATTACGGCATCGGCCAGATCAGCAACTCGGACACCTGGACCTGGGCCGGTGAGGTGAGCGGCTTTGACACCAATGGCTTCTCCATCACGCCGCGTGGCGGCAACTCCGGCGACGATGTAGGGTATCTGGCGCTGCGCTTCAACAATGCCGTCGATTTCAAAGCGGGCATCTTGACCACGCCCACCGGGGCGGGCAGCGAGAGCGTGACCGATCCCAGCTTTTGCCCGCAGTTTCTGGCGCTGGGCCTGACGCAGCTCACTTCAGTGGACAGCGTAGACGCTACCGGGAACGGCTCATCTATCGGTTTTTCGTTCGTGGATGAGGACGACCAGTATTGCACCAGCGTCCAATCAGAAGACGCCGCCGACCCGACTAATACCCAGAGCCTGAGTGACAACCAGATTGTCAACCTGCCCAACGACGACGGCACCACGGCACACACCGCCACGCTGACCAGCCTGGACACCAACGGCTGGACCTGGAATTTCACCAACACCGAAGGCACAGCCGTCTATTACTGGTATCTGGCTATTGGCGATGCCGACAGCGCCATCCCTACCTTCCCGGTGGCCGTGCCGGCCCGCATCCCTATCAGCCTACCCAGTTACGAGCTATGGCTGACCGACGATTACGGGACCCGGCTGGCGCAGGTGACCTCGCTTACTACGCTGACGGCCAGCCGGGTGGTGAACGGCATCGGCTGGTTCGAGATGGTGGTGCCGTCCAATTTCGACACCAATCTGATCGCGCCGGATAATATGGTCCAGCTCTGGCGCGCTCCGGCCGGCTCACGGCTGACGCTGTGGCGGGTGTACTTTATCCGGCGCTGGCGCTTTGAGACGCAGGGGTCAGAGCGGCGGGTAGTGATCGGCGGGCCGGACTTGAACGACCTGCTCAGGCGGCGCATCGCGGTCGGCTACTCCGGCAGCACCTACGCCACCAAGAGCGATTACGCCGACGATATGATGAAAGAGCTGGTCAGCGAGGCCGAGAGCGACACGCCCACGCCCATCCCCTCGGCTGGCACGCGGGTATGGGCCAACTTGACGCAAGCGGGCGACCTGGGGGACGGGCCGACGCTCAACAAGGTCACCTCCTGGGGGCACCTGCTCACCTCGGCCAATGCCGGTATTTTAGCCGACGTGGCCAAGGCGGCCAGGGAGGCGGGTACCGAGGTGTTCTTCGACATCGTGCCGGCCACGATCAGCAGCACGGCCATTACGCTACAGTTCAGGACGTATACCAACCAGCCGGGCGCGGATCGGACGGTGACCGGCACCGTGTTCGACGAGCAACGCGGCAACCTGGAGGATGCGTTTCTGGAGTACGATTACAGTGGCGAGGTCAATTACGTGTACGCTGGCGGGCAGGGGGAAGATACTGACCGCAACATCCAGCAGGTATATGATAGCGACCGATATGTGATCTCCCAATGGGCGCGCTGCGAGGCGTTTGCCGATGCCCGCAACGAGGCCACCAACAACGGGGTGCGTGAGGCGGGCCGGGCGTTGTTACAGGGCGGGCGACCCATCCGGCGCTTTGGTGGCGTGCCGGTAGATACGGGCGGCACGCGCTTCGGTGTAGACTGGGACATCGGGGACCGGGTGACGGCACGCTACGGCGGGCAGGAGTTTGAGGCTATCATCCGGACGGTATCCATCAGCCTGGACGGCAAGGGCGTCGAGACGGTGCAGGCCCGGCTGGAATGGGAGGGGTCGGTGTGATAGATGACCTGATACGCCGCATCGACCGGCTTGAACGCCGCCTGGACGGGCTGGTGCAGCCGGAGCGGCCGCGCTGGGTGGACTGGACGCCGACGGTGGACCAGGACGGCGCGGTGGCCGTTACGGTGACCGTAGGCCGGTATATGATCCTGGGCGACCTGGCTGTGGTGCAATGCGACCTGGATGTAACAGCCGCCGGTACTGCGGGCAACGCTATCATTATCCAGGGCCAGCCGACGGCCATTCAATCAGCCAATCATGGTAGTATAGTTCTGGGTATAGCTACCGTAAATGATGCTGGTACGGCCGCATATGTGGGCGCACTTATTTCTAATGGGGCCACCGAGTGGCGCATCCGTGCTCATAATACTACCGGCAGCGTAGGGGTTGATCCTAACTTTGCGCTGGCTAACGGAGATGCTATTCGCCTTTCTGCCGCCTACGAGCGGGCATAACCGAAAAGACGAGGCCGACGCCAGCCGCCTTGCCAGAGGCGGCAGAGAGGCACGCAAGTCACCCCACGGGCGAGCCATTTCCACTTGTCCCAGGTGCGCGCCTGAGACGGTCCAGGCAGCCCTTGTGCAAGGTTCCTCTCCGGCGGGCGTTGGCCCCATCCCCACACCATAAGTATACCATAAACGGGGTAAGCCTGTCAACATATAGATACATAGAAATATTTATGATTGTCGATATGTTG